ACACTCATCTGTTCCGGCACCAGCGACAGAAATACATGTTTCAGTGTTGGGATCACATACCAAGTGTGTTGTACCCCCGTCAGTACATGCTTCACCTGCTTTCGCACAGGCATCTGTGCCAGCACCATCTACAGAAGTACATATCCCATCTTTACATTCTAAGTGTGTGTCTGTGCTACCACAGGGGCCACCTATTTCGTAACAATCGTCACGACCCGCCTCAAGACATTCTTGACATGTTACAGGGGGGCCATAACACTCATCTGAACTATCAGCACAGGTGCCATCAGGACAGGTAATTTGGCCCTTGTCTTCGCACGTCTTCGTATAGTCAGGTTTCTCTGCTTTAAATCCAGCTTCATACAGGCGGAGGGCTTCTCTTCCAACGCCACTTAAATATTGTGAAATAATGTCTTCTGGGCCGAGTGCTTTCGCAAATCTTGCTTCCTCAAATCCGATGAGGTCTCTCTCCCGTTCCATCTTAGCCTTTATCGCAGCTATCTCTACATCGGAATAGCCGGCTTCTTTAGCCGCCTGTAGCTGTGCTTCTATTACATCTTCATTAGCCTGTGCCTGTTGCTGTGACTCAAAAGACTTGAGGATTTGTTGTACAAGGTCTTCTTGACCTGCACGTCTGGCTTCTTCTGCCTCGGTTTCTGAGGCTTCAAGTTCACCGGCACGACCTAAAAATTTTTCTTGGAGCTGTGTGTATGCTTCTCCGGGCTGTCTACCAGCTTGTTGTAGAAATGGAGAGGTTGCCCCCGCTAGAAAGCCCCGTGTTTGAGCACCACCAAGGCGTTCTTGAGCATACTGTTGCATGAGGCTCCCACGAAGACCTTCCTTCCCGCTTACAAATTCTGTCCTAGATGCCGCCCTGCCAAGTCTTATTCTCTCAGCCGCTTCACCGCCGAGAATCTCGGGAGCGTCAATAATGTTTCCTTCTTCGTCTTTTGTGGTAAACTCACCATACTTGGCTTCCAGCCGGTTGATCTCCTCATTGATCTGTTTACCTGTGAGTCCGCCGGGAATGGTTCCAGTCTTAATGGCATTGAACTGTAGATCATCGGGAAGCTTGTCATAGTCTTCCTTGGACATATCCTCACCGAACATGGCCTTGCGCTGTCTGCCCATTTCATCGATCTTCTGCTTGGCAATGCCACCAAGTGCCGCTGCACCCTCTACACCATACTGTGCCTTAAGCTCGGCCTCTTTCTTTGTTTTCTGGGTAACTGAGAAGTTCCAGTCATCAACGATATTCTTGATCTGGGCTTTTTCCCAGTCGGGGAGTCGGTTAAGGATAGCGTTGAACTGTTCACGCTGGAAAGGAATAATATATTTCTTAGCCGCATCAACTGTGATACCATATTTCTCAGCAATGGCCTTATGAGCGGCTTCTGCATCGTAGGTATCGTTTTCAGGATCATACCCGAAAAGCTCGGCATACTGGCTAAAATCACTAAAGCCAGCGTCTTCTAAGAGGGAAGCTAGGTTAGTAGGTAAGTCTGCATCTGTAAGGCCGCCGAGGAACTCCTGCATCCAAGGCGGATATTCTTCACTTGTAGCTTGGCAACCATAAACCAGATCACCAGCCGAGCCTGATTCTCCGCCGCCTATGACTACACATCCTTGCCCCGGAGGGCATCCATCTGTTCTACAATCAGCCATAATTAATTCCTAAATTAAGATTGTTAGCCTCACATTGGATCAAGCCAAGGCATATCAATCTTGTCTTCTATCATAGAACCCACTGCCGTTTTATTACCGAACACCTTCAGGACTTCTTCCGAAGTGTCCATAGTACCAAGTAGAGCCATAATTGGATAGGCTAAATTCCTAGCATAACTATAAGACTCTGGGCCAAATTCAAGTGGTAGAACCTTAGACTTCCAAGTTGGGGTATATTGTCTTTTCGTCGTTTCTCTCAATTCTCTTGTTGCAGTTTCTATGTCCCCAGCCGTTCGTCTGGCCGCCAATCTTTCGTCCCGTGCGGCTTCACCATTCTCTGGCTCCCTGTACGCGGCAATGGGAATTTCACCTGCACGCCTTTTTGTAACTCCACGACCTGCGGCTTGGGCTCGACCACCGGCGTATAAACTACCCGCTATAGTGGTGGCATATCTAGCTGTTTTACTTCCTTTCAAAAGGGCGTTAATAGCTTGAAGACCCTTTGCGACCGTTCCTGTGCTCCCAGCGACGGCTGACGAACCGCCAGTAAAGTACAAAGCCGCTACGGCGAGGGCAGTCATTATGGCTTGATTGAATAGTTCTTTCTCTGCGGTTCCCTTTGCCTCCGTTTCGATATCAGCGGTTGTTTGAACAGCGGTCTTTCCTACTTCTTCAACTCTTCCAAGTTCAGCTGCTATGTCACTGGTCTCTTTTAAGTATTGACGCATTCCAGCACCACCACGCTCTTCCCGCTCCATTTCCATTTGCCTGACAAAGGCATCCATCATTTCGTCTGTAACATCTGCCTGACCAAAGTTTGCCATAGATATAGCCATAATAAAACTCCCTTACGTTAAACTTTCCCAAGTATTGGATGTCTCTTCCTCCACTGGAAGAAACTCCGTGTAATACAACTTAGACCCCAGACGAAGGTATAGTCTGAGGTTCTTGCCCGGCACCCGTGAATACCGTCTCTCACCGTCAGCCATCTGGCTCACAGATGGTGCATGAGGAGAGATAGCAATGGGTGGCTGGGTACTATTCCTTAATTTTCTTTCTTCTCGTGTCAGTGGCATTAGCTTACCCTCTGATATATTGGTCTGTATTCCACTGCCACATCATTGATCTGAACACCTTCGGAACTTCCGGTGTCACTCGTAGCATTCACGATCTTAAATCTTATACTCTGGCAAGATATAGGACTGCTGGGCTGGGCTCGAACCTGTTTCCAGCCAGTACCGGTGCCAGAGAAGTCGCCTGTAAGCTGACTTGAAAAGCTTGTACCACCGTCAGTGTCATAAAATATAGGCTGTGTCTGGTCATTATCACTCTTATAAGTGAGCGTTACACCATATATTTTTTTTGTTCTTCCCGGCTCACCAAAATCAATGTCCTTTGTAGTGACTACGAACTTGTCCTCTCCCACGTTACGCATGGAATCTGTCCATTCTTTTATCTCGTAAGCATCGGATGTGGAGCTCCAAGTATTGCTTATCTGTCCTTCCCATGTTGTTTCAGATGTCCAATATAGGTCACCAGTAAGCAATGTCTGGTATACAGATGTAGTATTACTGTTCCAATCTACTACCATATTGGCCCTGTTATAGTTATCATCAAATGCTGATTGACCCTTGATCCACGATTGTGTCCTGAAATCATATATATATACATCTCCCACATCAGCAAAGGCGTTCTTAAGAACAATAAGATAATAGCGCCTTGGGTTGTATCCGATCAATGTGTCACGCTTGAAGTAGGTCTGCCATGTAGATTCCTTGATCCTGTTGAATAAAAGGTTTGTCACGTTTTGACCATCATATAGGAACACACCAAACTTGTTCACCCAGCAGACACCAAAGTCTGTCTTGGTAGATGCATAAGGATGTTCAATCCCTACAAAGTCTTTAATATCCTCAACATACCAGTTAGATGGTGACGGAGAAGCGATATTAATGATATAGAGCTTCCGATTCTTGAAGGCTAGTAATCGGTCTGAGAACTCTTCCAGCTTGGTAAACTCCTCAGCGTCACCCTTTACCACATCAATGAAGTAGCTTCTGGGGAACGTATCAAACTTGCCAATGGGAGTGTACATGATCCGGTCACGCATCTGAACAGTCTCACTGTCCTCGTTTACCGTCTTGACGTTTGCCACAAAGGCACGCCTGTTAGCCACTATAGCAGTTTTATAGCCTTCACCAGTACCGGAAATGGTTAATTTTTCATTAGCGTCTTTATTAGCCGGGAAACTATTAAGAATTTCATAAGTCTCAAGGGCTGGGGAAGGAACAATGACTTCTTCCACCTTCATGTTAATACCAGAGTTCACTACCCATGGAGAATATTCACCGCTTAAACTGCCCCTGACACCATCTCGAAGGCTAATATCCAACAGTAAAGCCCACGGATCAGAAGTTTTATTTATTCTAGTATAAATACGAGCACCGGATATCCTTGGATTAAAAGAACCTGTAGAATTATCATCAGTTAAAGCGGCCCTTACATCTATATCAAGGCAGTCCAGTGATGTAGCGGGAAAAGTATTGTCATCTGATGGTATGAAAAGGAATGATTCCTGATGACCATCATATATAAAACTTGCGGCAATCTGATATGTCTCACTTGCCCACGTACCGGCTGGAGATGTGGGACTTTCAATATTTAGTTTGAACCCAGCACCAGCTTCAGGATAATTTGAAGCGTGTATGTCACATTCCGTAGGTGGGGATAGAGTATTATTATCATCGTGCCAATCGTCAAAACCGTAAAATGTCAGAGATACGTCATCAAGGTTGAATGCGGCATTGGTTGACGAGCCTGTAATTCCTATAGTAAAAGCACCAGCCGAACCTGACTTGGTCTTGTAATATATACTTGTCGTAGCGTCTGACATGGTCAAATCTGTTGAAGTAGCGGCATGGGCTGTTGTGATAGAAGCCTGTAAAGTCGCCGAAGTACCAAGGTTTAATCCTGACATTGTATATGTAAACTTGTAGATAGCATTGGGAATGGTCTCACCTATAGTCATATCAGCCACTGCCTGCACTAAAGTGGCGGGGCTTGCATGGTGAGCATAGCTTGCATCTGATGAATCCAGAGTCCACCCATTACCCCCTGTCCAATAGGAACTGAAGTCACCCCCATTAACTAGGTGTTCCATTGAGCCGGAGATGTCCTGAAAGGGACGGCGTTTGATGTAACCGTACCACTTGTTCTGGATACTGGAACCAAATGAGGCGTCTGAGACCCTGAGAGCTTCATCGGCGAAATAAAACACACCCTGTGTCAATCTAGTAATTGTAACAGTTCCAGCTTCATTGTCCCTATCAGTAAGCACACCACTATGATCCAAGGTTAATACAAGTGCGGAGACAGTTCTTACACGCAGGCCGTTGAAATTATTGTCGGTTACACTGGTACAACCTGAAATGCCTATAATATCACCTTTTCTAAACCCCTGAGTTATAAAATTAACCGCATCTAAAGAATCTGCTGTAATGGTGTCATAACCATCAGCATTGCCAGCAAAAGCCAGTTCATTAGTACTAAAAACTCCCGAGGTGGATGCTGTACCCATATCAAATATCCCAGACTGAAAAGAATCACTACCAAGGTCATATAGATCAACCTCTCCATTCTTAGAGTCAACGATCCCTAACCAGTTCTCACCAGTATCTAGAGCCCTAGGGCCACGTTCATGATCGGACTCAAAAACAAATGCACCGTAGCCGGGACAGATATGTCCGGCTGTACCACTGGAAACGTCAGAATGTTCGGTATCCCCACCCATGGGACGTATGGACTTCCTGTCTTCCAGCATGATGTTCTCAACATCAGACATCTCGTTCTCACCAATGTCACGTGGATCGAGGGCTGAGTTTAACCCGCCGGAGAAGTCATTCATATTGTAAAACGCTTTAGGCATGCATTGCTCTCTTTACCCAACCATAATAATATTTTTCCAGCTCAGGCCTTGTAAGAGCCAGTCTGGCGTACTCCATGATCCGATAAGCCCTTAACCTGTCAGACTCCAGCCTAGCGGTCGCCTTGATAGTGTTAGGGCCTACCTTCCCATCTACTTTTATCTTGTCCTTATTCTTCCCGTTACAGGCACGTTGAAGTATCTTGGAGGACTTGGCTATACCCTGATTGACCACCATGTCAAAGTACTGGCCCTGTAGTTTGTCGGGCAACCGCTCGATCTTGGCGGGTAACCAGTAATCATCTTTGTACAGTTCCACAGCATCATCCACTGTCAGGTTCTTAATGTCAACATTCGGATACGCCTTCTTGGAAATACCGTACTTGGTCTCCCCGCCGGGGTCATCAGGGTCGTTTACATAGCCACCTTCCCGTTCAATAACCTTCTTTATTTCCTGATAAAAGGGCATTATTTTTTCTTCATTACCTTCATGCCCATCAAAACTTTCTTCATAGACGCCCAAATTAAGTCGTCCATCTTGCTCGGCGACATGGCAACGATTTTGTCTACCACCATAACACCGATTGCGATATATTGCCAATTGTCTGCTACAAAGTCCATTATAGACCTCCTATTGTTTCTAAAATCATTTATCCAAATACTACAGAACTAACCAGAGCAAGAATAGAACCAAGAATAACGCCAACAAGCGAACCCATCCCCCGAAGCCACGCCACCTGCTTCGTAAGGCTATCTTGCCGTCCATCCAACTTTCTAATATTGTCCTTAATCCATTTGACATCAGTTTTGACCTCAGTCAAGATGGCTTCCATTTGCCAATGCTCGGCGGTACAATTCTC